CGAAACAGCATTTGCTGGGAAGTCCATCAAAAGGCGCTGGATCTGATCGAGGGCCGCAAGCATGACCCGCGTTTTTACCCGGTTATCTTTGGTTTGCCGGATGAAGCGGACTGGCAGGACGAAAAGAACTGGTATCGCGCCAACCCATCCCTGGGGTACACGATCTCCATTGATAAAGTCCGGGACGCTTATCATAAAGCGCTGGAAACCCCAGCAGATGAGAACATGTTCCGGCAGCTGCGTCTGAACCAATGGGTCAAGCAGTCTGTTCGCTGGATGCCTATGGATCGTTGGGATGAGAACGGCGGCGTGGTGAATGCCACAGCCCTGGAAGGCAGGCCCTGCTATGCCGGGCTTGACTTGTCGTCCACCAGCGACCTGACAACCTTGGTGCTGGTTTTCCCGCCCACTGATGAAAACGAACCCTATACCGTGCTGCCATTCTTCTGGCTGCCGGAAGAAACCCTGCCGCTTCGAGTGCGTCGTGACCATGTCATGTACGACACCTGGGAGCGACAGGGTTTTCTTATGACCACGGAAGGTAATGTGGTGCATTACGGGTTCATTGAGCGCTTCATCTGCGAGCTTGGTGAGCGCTACAACATCCGCGAGATTGCCTATGACCGCTGGAACGCAACCATGATGGTTCAAGCCCTCCAAGATGACGGCTTCACCATGGTACCCTTCGGTCAGGGCTTCAAAGACATGAGCCCGCCCACCAAGGAACTGATGCGTATCGTCCTGGAACACAAGCTCAACCATGGCGGGCATCCTGTGCTTCGCTGGAACATGGACAACGCGTTTGTCCGGACAGACCCGGCTGGCAATCTAAAAATCGATAAAGAAAAGTCCACGGAAAAGGTGGACGGAGCGGTTGCTCTGGTCATGGCGCTGGATCGTGCCATGAAGAACCAGGGCGCAGGCGGTTCCGTCTACGATGGCCGTGGGCTTCTCATTATCTGAAGAAAAAGGAGGCTAGTAATGCTATGGTGGATGCGAAATTGCGAGAATCTGGATAAAGCCGTGTACGAGGGCGTTGGACGCTACAATATCCCCGAAATTGCACCGGTTATGCTGGATTCTGCCGACTTTATTGGCTTTAACTGCGCGAAAAGGTGCGAAAACCCCGGTGATAAAGGCGTTCATTTCTTCCTTCCGGACTATCAGTTCTTCCGGGTCTGGACAGGGGTTGAACTCTACATACCCATGCTCCAGAAATTCAAGTGTGTCTGTACGCCAGATTTTTCGCTCTATACAGACTTTCCTTTCCCTGTCCAGCTCTACAATCACTACCGAAAGCACTGGCTGGGCCGCTATTGGCAGGAACGTGGGATCACGGTGATCCCCAGCATCTCATGGAGCGATGAGAGCAGCTATGCATGGTGCTTTGACGGCGAGCCTGTCGGCGGCACTGTTGCGATCTCTTCGGTAGGCACACAAATGGACAATACCAGCCGCCGCCTGTTTCGGCAAGGCTATGAAGAGATGATGGCCAGGCTCCAGCCTGCCACCATCTTTTTTCATGGAACGATCCCAGATTGGTGTCAAGGAACGATCGTGCCTATTCCTTCCCACCAGCAACGGCTCAGGGAACTGAGGTGATGCCGGTATGGGAGGCAGAGGCGGTCGCGCCTTCAAAACGACCGATGCCAGCAAGTCCAGAGCGTTCTTTGGTGTTGACCAGAGCAACGGCATGTTCCCAGACTGGAAGAAAGGTCTGACACCGGAGCAGCTGGCAGCGGTTCGCCTTTACACAGGTTCCGCTTATGAGGATATCAATGAAGCGCTGCGTATTGTCGGCTTGTCCTCATCGTCCTCGCGTATGCAGGACACTGTCGAAAAGATCACAGAAGCTCTCAGCAAGTTTCATCTGAAGAAAAGCCTGACAGTGTATCGCGGAGCCAGCGGTGCTATCTTCGGTGGCGCAAAGACGGTGGAAGAGATTAATGCCATGGCCAAAGCAGGCGCACGAATCACAGACCGTGGTTTCATGTCCACTTCCGCTTCCGAAGGCGCTCAGTTTGGTGGCGACTATCGGTTTGTGATCACTGTTCCCGCTGGTACCGGTCGCGGTGCCTATGTGGCACCCGTTTCTCACTTTGGCAGTGAGAACGAGTTCCTGCTTCAGCGCAATTCAACCTTCAAAATCGTCAAGGCAGTAACCAACGGTTACCATATCGATGTTCACCTTCGATTGGAACCGGAGAGAAAGAAAAAGAAATAACAGGAGGCTCATTATGGATAACAAACGCAAGGATCGTTTCACTTCCAAGGAAGGCGAGCTGATCATCACCTATCCCGAAAAGAAGAAGCCCAAGTCTGCAAGCAAGCCCAGCAAGCCGGATCGCTCCAAGACCAGCGGTACCCGCAAGGGTGGCAACTGATGCCCCGCAAGCCCCAGCGGCCCTGTCGACACCCGGGCTGTCCTAATCTTTCGGATGGCGTTTACTGTGCAGCGCATAAAAGCCAGTACATGCGTGAGAACGCTGCCCAGCGCGGGTATGGCTCTCGATGGAAAGTGGCCAGGAAGCATTTCCTTGACCGCCATCCGCTCTGCGTGGAATGCCTGAAGAATGGGAAGATGACCCCCGCAACAGTGGTCGACCATATCGTTCCTCACAGGGGCGATCCGAAGCTGTTCTGGGACAACGCCAACTGGCAGGCGCTGTGCAAATCGTGCCATGATCATAAGACTGGCACCGGAATGTAATCCATAGGAGGTGTACCATGCGACTATTCAGCCGTATTAAGGCGCGGGACAAGCCCACGGATGCTGTGAGCGCCGCGCCTGTATTCTACTTTGGCACCAGCGGTTCAGGCAAATCGGTTACCGCACGATCTGCCATCCAGGTGTCAACGGTTTATGCTTGTGTGCGAGTCATTGCGGAGACCATTGCCAGCCTGCCGGTTCATGTCTATGAACAGACTGAGGAAGGCAGTAAAAAGGCGCTGAATCATCCGCTGTACAAGATTCTGCACGACGAACCGAACACAGAAATGACCTCGTTTGTATGGCGCGAGGTCATGCTGTCCCACCTGCTTTTGTGGGGCAATGCGTACTGCCAGATCATCCGCAGCGGGCGCAACCGAATCCTAGGCCTGTACCCGCTTCTGCCGGATCACATGGAAGTGGATCGGGACAAGAACGGCCAGCTGACATACACCTACACTACCACGGAGGGTCAGATGGTTTCCCTGCGCCCCGAGGATGTGCTGCATATCCCGGGCCTGGGTTTTGATGGTGTCTTGGGCTACAGTCCCATTGCCCTTGAGAAGAACGCGATCGGTTTGGGGATCGCTGCTGAAGAGTATGGCAGCAAGTTCTTCTCCAATGGTGCAACCCCGTCCGGTGTCCTGACGCATCCCAACACCGTCAAAGACCCGGGGCGACTGCGGGAAAGCTGGAACAAGGCCTATGGCGGCTCGTCCAACTCGGGCAAGGTTGCCATCCTGGAAGAAGGCATGAAGTTCGACCGGATCTCCATGCCCAACAACGAAGCGCAGTTCCTGGAAACCCGCAAGTTCCAGGTATCGGAGATTTGCCGAATCTATCGTGTGCCTCCGCACCTGGTAGGCGATCTGGAACACGCCACGTTCTCGAACATTGAGCATCAGTCGATCTCTTTTGCAGTCCATACCATCCGGCCCTGGCTGGTCAGAATTGAACAGGCTATCAATCGCGCTCTTTTCTCGGATAAGGAAAAAGGGCGCTTTTTCGTGCAGTTCAATATCGATGGTCTGATGCGCGGCGATTACAAGTCCCGCATGGAAGGCTACGCCATTGCCCGCCAGAACGGCTGGATGAGCGCCAATGACATCCGAGAACTGGAGAATCTCAACCCGATCTCTGATGAAGAGGGCGGAAATGCCTATCTTGTCAATGGCAATATGATCCCGATCAAGGCTGCAAAGGAGCAGCAGAAGGCAGACACGGAGGTGAAAACGTGAATGAACAGCTAACCCTTGGCAGTCTTTTTGATGGAATTGGCGGATTTCCCTTGGCGGGACTCAAGTCGGGCATCAAACCCGTTTGGGCATCGGAGATTGAGCCCTTCCCGATCAGGGTGACGGAAAAGAGGCTGCCGGAAATGAAACACTACGGTGATGTGCATGGACTTAGCGGTGCCGAGCTTG